TCCAGAAGCGCTACAAAAGAAATTTGATCTGCTGAAGTGGTATTTGTACAAAACAAAAGATGTTCCGATTCAATTCAACGATGAATTAGACTACACCTATCACGGTCGATTTTCATCTGCTAATACCGTTGCAGGCGACACAAACAGGATCGTTTCAAGTTTTGATATCTATTGTGCTGATCCAAGAAAGTATTCAAAGCAATATAAATCAGATGGCAAAATTGCCACGTACATTCCATACACGATCGTCCCTGATGTCGTAAGAGTTAAATTGAGTGCACCAACAAGCGTTAAAGTAACGAATGGCTCACTCTCGATGTCGATCACAGGTGCAAGTATCGTTGCGGGAGATGTCGTTGAGTTTCGAAACAAAGAAGGTAGTGTGTATGTGAACGGTGTAGATAAAACAAATATCTTAGATTGGGCGGGCGGACAACTTGAAGAGTTTGTTCTCAAAAAAGGTGACGAAGTCAAAACTAACAACGGGAAAGTTGAAGTCCTCTATCGGGTGGTGGCGCTATGAGCGAAAGTATTTACTTTCTTAACGAAGAACAAGAACTGTTAAAAGTGTGCGGAGAAAGCAAAATTATTGAGTCCGTCCAGTCGAAAGAAATCACTGCTGATAAAAGCGAGCTGATGAACGATACTTTGAGCGTTAGCGTATTGGATGATAAGAAAATTCGAGATGCTGCTTTTATGGCTGTTCGTGAAAATGATGATTCGTTCTCGATGTACAAAATAACCGCTGATAGCGACCCTAGAGGACGTTTAAGCTTTACAGGGGTTAACTTTGCAGTAGATGAATTACATTCGTTTATCGTGCTTGATATGCGCCCTAGCAATCGAAGTATCAAACAAGTAGCAGAACAGATTATTGGTTATACAAATGCTGAATGGCGTGTGGGTTATGTTGATCCGACGCTGCCTGCAATTTCAGGAACGTTTTACTACTTAAGCGTTAAAGATGCATTAAAGAAACTGCAGACATTCGGCTGCGAGATTGTTTTCAAATGTAAAATTGATGGAAACAAAATCACAGATAAATGGATAGAAATTTATAAGCAGATTGGCATATTTAGCAATAAACGATTCGTATATGGTTCAAATGCGCTTGAAGTCGTGCGCCAAAGAGATCGATCGCAACTATATACCTCGATTATCGGACGGGGTAAAGGTGAAGAGGTCGGGGACGGCTACGGACGAAGAATTGAATTCACTGACATCGAATGGAAAAAGTCGAATGGTAATCCGTTAGATAAACCTAAAGGACAGAATTGGCTTGAATATCCTGAAATGACAGCACTTTACGGCATACCGATGAAGAACGGAAGTAAGCGTAAACGGGAAACTGTTCTTATTTTGGAAGATATAGAAGACCCTAAAGAGTTGCTGCAAGCGACCTATGAGAACCTTGTAGAATACTCAAGGCCGTTGATTCAATTCAAAACTTCTGTGCTAGGTGGAGATTCAATCGGTAACACAGTAACTATCCACCGATCAGACAAGAATTATCACTACAAAACTCGTGTTTTCAGCGTCAAAATTGATCGTATTAGTAACAAGGTAGAATGCGGATTAGGCGATAACTTGAATACATCGAGTACTAGGCAAGCAGCAAGTGTTCAAAATAGTGTAACCAATCTGGCTGAAACTAAGATGACGTTCTATGATTCAACTGAAATCAGCAAATGGCAATCAGATATTATCCGTGGCGCTCATGGCGGTGCGGTTATTTTGATGTCGCCATCTGATTACCCGGCTAATCATCCTCAACGAGGAGAAAGTCGCCAGCCATTTCAAATGGTATGGATGGACGGTGATTCAATTCAAACTTCAAGCCATTTCTTAGTTGCGAATTCGGATGGAATTGGGTTTATAGATGGCGATTTCTACACTAGCCCATTTAAAACAGCTTGGACAATTGACGGGAAATTCAATGCTGACTTTATTAGAACTGGAACAATTCTAGCCGATATTTTTGAAACTTCATTCAATAAACTAGGCGACACGCTTAAACTTGTTTCAGGAGCGTTACAAGTAGAGAATGATGGCAAGAAAATTATGGAATTGACCAAGCGAGGCATGGAGTTTTGGAGTGGTTCGAAATCTATCGGAACGATTGGTACTGCTGGGGAACCTTTTCCAGAATTGCAAGACCAAGATGGACCTGTTTCGATGGACGGGAAAGCTTTGATGATTCGTACAAACGCTGACGGCGAGTATATTGCTTTTTCCGCCAAAACAGGAACAGGAATCATTTTAGGTAATGGTAAAGGAATGTATTTGATCGACGATAATATTCGCGTTATTGGAGATATTACCTTGTCTGGTGGCATGAACGTTATGGGCGATTTAAAGATAAACGGTCAACAAGTTTATCCTGGCGGAAGTGGTGGTGGCGTTGGTCCTAGTGGAGCAACATATGATCCGATTAATATCGGCAGCAATATAACAGGAAATGCCAATATCGTTGCTTGGCTTGAAAAGTATACGAAACTATACGGTATCTCGGATTATATTGGCTTAGCTTATGCTCTGATAATGGTAGAAAATCCCGGTACAGACGGCACAGATGATATCATGCAGTCTTCTGAATCAGCAGGCTATCCTGGTCCCGGTTATCTTACAGGTGAAGCGTCAGTAAAACAAGGGTGTAAACATCTAGCTCAACAGATTAAAAACGGTCAAGATCAAAACGTAGACATATGGGGAGTAATGCAAGGTTACAACTTCGGGAGTGCTTATATCCCTTGGCTCTCAAACAGAGGTGGAGTAAATACCACTGATTTGGCTGAGGTTTATTCAAGAACCGTCGTTGCGCCTTCACTAGGAAATACAACTGGTGCAACCTATCCATATGTGAATGCTGTATCTCAAGCAGATGGCAGAACGTATCTGTATGTAAATGGTGGTAACTTCCATTATGCGGCGATGATCCGACAATATGTGAAAGTGAATGAAAGTTCGGGATATGTAGTTCCGATTAGTAAGCCAGTTACAGTGACTAGCGAGTTCGGTTATAGATATCATCCAATTACTGGATCATACGAGCTGCATAACGGAATTGACCTTGTAAATGGAAATGCCACTACGCCGATTTATGCATCTGCTGCTGGCGAAGTGGTTATAGCTGGAAGTTACCCCGATTGGTATGGAAACTACGTTGTTATTAAGCACTCTGATGGACTGTACACAGGGTATGCACATCAAAGCCAACTGAGAGTTTCTGTAGGTGATACGGTCAATCAGGGGCAGCAAATCGGTAATATGGGAACAACCGGTCCAAGTACGGGTCCACATTTGCACTTCCAATTTTTTACAAATGGTCCTTGGCCATCCAATAGTGATTTTATAAATCCAAGAGAACACATTAATTTTTAGGAGTGATGGATTTGGCAACAATAACGCATAATTTGACACTATCAACTACGGACTTCAATTTGGTCGGAGACATTAAAGTCCGTCAAGCTGATGACGAAACACAAATTTTTGATGTAATAATTTTAGAAAATGGCTTGATCAAGAGGTTCGATGGATTGAAGCCTTTCTTTTGTCTATTAGCTAGGGAAGTAACAGGACAAGGAGTCTCAGAAGAACCTGTAAATGTATATGAAGATTCCCAGGGGAAACTGCAATATACTGTGTCGGCAAATGCGATGCAAATGGTCGGTAGGAACGAAGCATATTTCAGCTTCAGAAAAGAAAGTACAAACGGAAGATGGATTGAACAATTTTCTACTAAATCATTTTATTATACGGTAGAAAAATCAATTTATACTCAACCTTTCAAAGATTCTAATTATTGGTTTACTTTTTCGGAACTCTATAGAAAATTTATGGAATACCAATCTAATGGAAAAATTACTTGGGAAGAATTTGTTGAGCAAAACAGAGAAATTATCGAGTCAGTTGATCCAGGGGGCATCGTTTTAACTGAGCTAATTGATTCAAGGGTAACTTTAGATGGCACAAGTTTTCCAAGGTTATCAGAAAGATTATTTGTAGTTGATGAAGCTAATGAGTTTAATCAACTATTAACTAACCAATTGGGATTAGTTAATGGAATTGAGGTTGTTGGTCATAGAGGTATGGGGGGGTTATATCCAGAAGGAACCATCCCTGCCTTTAGAAATTCGATTTTAAGAGGACACGCAGACTCAATTGAATTTGATATTAGAAGTTCAGTTGATGATGAATTGTATATTTTGCATGATACAACGGTTGACCGGACAACAAATGGTACAGGATCAATCTCAAGCCTTACTAGCACCTATTTAAATTCGCTAGATGCTGGATCTAAATTTTCCCCAATTTACGAAGGGGCTCAATTACCAACCCTTGATAATGCCTTGAAGCAAATACAAGGATTGCCGTTTACAAGATTGTACCCACAAACAAATGTAGGAGAAATAGCAGACGAAACCAAAAGAAAAGAGCTTTTTTCTAAAACGTATAATTTGTTCAAAAAATACGGTCTTTTATCACGCACGACACTTGCATTCCCTCACCTAAATTTATTACAAGAATACAGGAATTTGGCACCAGATGTACGGTTCATGTTGATGTGTGGATCACAAACAAGTATTGTTCAAGGCGCTTATGATCAAGCTATCACTGATAAAAATTGCAGTATAGGAGCGGATGTAGCGTTTTGGATAAATAATCCGACATGGGGGGCAAAATGTAAGAATGCGGGTATCGAGCCAATTGCTTGGTCAGTGAGGATTGATCATTTGGAACCACTGCGAAAAGTGGGGGTAAATGTGATGATAACTGACGAGGATCTGAAAGGAGTATTCTTCTAATGAATGTAAGAGTGGATAGATTACTGCAAAACGGCATGCACATAGTGACAAATGGGGCAACCCCCACTATTGATCGAACGAATGGAGTTGTCAAGGTAACTGCTGCTGGTGTTTGGCGAGCTACGAGATGGATTCCTGTCAATCCGGGAGATACAATTATTGCAAAAGTTGCGATGAAAGGTAATCGCAACGTAAAGCTCAATATATACCAGTCAGATGCTTTTGCGACTGAAACGTTGGTTACTCAACAAACTTGTGACGATACACTAAATCTGAAAGATTATACAATCAAATATACAGTGCCAGAGAGTGTACTTAGCGGAACTTTGATCGGAGTAGGATTCTTTGTTCAAGCAACAACAGGAACTTTCTTTAATCCATCCATTGAAGTTGAAAATAAAACCGATGCACCCCCACAAATGATTGCTTGCGGAGTGGTTGACAATGTGACACTAAATCAGAATTTCCCCAATTTCAATGTAAGTAACGTAGAAAGAACATCGCAAAGGGTACGCGTTAGCCTTAAAAGCGTTGTAAAAAGCGGAAACACATTGCCTCTGGTTATGGCTGTAGATTCAAGTGCGTTGAGTACACCAGAGAGATACAAAATGGTTGTATCAGACGTTACTATGACAAACGGTAGTTGTTACTTTTGGGTATATTGGGTAAATCCAGCAGGTGAAATCATAAATGAATTAAATGCATCCTTTAGTTTTACGGTTTATTATTAAGCACGCTCAATCGAGTGTGCTTTTTATTTTGTATGAAAGCGGGTGGCATATGAAAAATATAATTATCCTCAAATGGGATAGTTTAGTTCTCAGTATCGTGTCAGTTTTTTATGGATTGCAGTTGCTTTTGCACCCTGAAATTTTGCAAAAGTACAGAGTATATCAGTTGGTTGGCAAACTGTTCGACTATCGAGCAATCAGCGCAGTATTTATGATATTGGGTTTTCTCAAAATATTGGGAATTGTGATCAATAACAAAAAATTAAAGCATACAGTGCTAATACTACTAACATTCTTTTGGACACTCTTCGGGGTGTCTTTTGTTTTATCTGCACCACCAAATACAATCGGCATTTTATCCTTGGCAATGGCATTCCTTGCGATGGGGATTGCCATCAAGGAGGACTGATACTGTGGGAGACATCAACTTAACTACAATCATTGTGGCTCTTGGCGGTGGGTATATCACCTATCTAGGAACTAAATATTCTAACAAAGCAAATCTCGAAAAGACCAATACCGAAAACGCCGATGTTCTCTACAGGAAGTATCAGGAGATGGTAGATAAGTTAGAGAAGAAAGTCGATAAACTCGAAGCAGAAATTTCTGATATCAAAAACAAGTATGAGAAAGAGATTGCTTACTACCAAAAATTGGTTGAAGAGTTAGAAGATGAGAACGAAGAATTGAAAAATGAAAATGCAATTTTGAAAGGTGGAATTTAGATGGAAGCATTACAGGATGCATTGTTAAATTTATTGATTGTTGTGGTTGGTTTGGTGGCGGCATTTATTGGCCAAAAGGGTTCAGAATACTTGAAGAAGAAAGGTGTCTTGGCTCAGTTGGAAAGTAAGAAGAACTATGTAGCAATCGTTGTATCAGCAGTTCAGCAAGTTTACGCAGAAGCAAATGGAGATGCTAAGTTGCAAGAAGCCAAGGCTCAGTTAGTAGACTTATTTAACAAGAACGGCATCAAGTTCACCGAAGACGAACTGAATCTGTTAATTGAATCAGCAGTAAAAGGGATGAAAGATGGTGTTGACCAAGGAGTGGCTGAATAAGCCGCTCTTTTTCTATACCTAAAG